ATTATTAACAAATTGTGAACAAAATGAAATTCCCATGAACTTCATGAACAATTTGTTAATATTACAAAGAATCACACAATATTTACATTAAACCTTTAATTAGTTCATATTTACCGAACTACACTTCGTTAAAAATTTAACGAAATTCACAATTACTATAGTTAGCATATGCTAACTACATCTTAACATAAATTCAATATATTCAATATTAATCATTTACAGTTTATATCTTACACATACACAATATTATGTTATACTATAAACACAAACGAAAGGAGATAGACAAATGAATGAATATAAACACTTCAAAGATTCATTAGGTATGGATGGTGATTTTGAACTTCATACGTGGGCGGAAATTGACCGATTAAATAAAGTATGTGACGATTATTTTATATATCGGGGATACGCGATAGACGATGATGCTACAGGATGTTATACTGTATTGTTGTATAATGCCCAAGGATACTGTGTATTAGATTTTGAAATAGGGAGTAAAACTTTGTTATTAGCACCTCAAGGAATTGAGTTTATGAACGGTGATGATGTTATAACATTTCGCGCGTCAAACGGTGGTATATACTCTCATTTTTTAAAAGGCGGAATTCATCAAGAGGACTTAAAATCAATATATGAATGTGTTAATAGTAAGTCAGGGCTGGCAAAATGTAGAGTTGACGACTACTACAATGTATTAGTTTGGGAGGCCATAGATGATTAACAAATACGATATAAAAGATGTTAGCCGCGCGGGCGATGTTGGGATAATTATATTTGAAGATGTCGAGAACGAGAAAGTATATACGAAGCGATAGAGGAGGTATTAAGACATTATGACAAAAACAGATAAAATGATTAAATTATATAATTATTATGAAATAATGTACCGCAGACACTACAGCGTATGTAAAAACAGCTTAGAGACAGATATATATCAAGCGAAGCTGTCGGCAGTTAAAGAATGTTTAGATATTATGACAGAGGATAACACAAATGACAGATAGGCAGGAATACCGTCGATTGTATTATATTCTTAAGAAGCGCGAGCAAAGGTTTTCAGCTTCAAAGGAATGGTCAGATTATGATAAAGTTCTTAAAAGCGGATTATTTGATTTAGAAGCTCCTAAAGATATTTCAGATGAGGAGTTACCATTTTATCGTGAGATTGCAGAGAATTTATACAAAAATAAATTTGCGAGCATTGCAGGCTTACGACAAATTAGAAAAAAGGCGGTGGCAAAGCTTCAAAGTCATGATTATAATATTACAGAGGCTCAATATAATAAGTTTGCGGATTTTATGGCGGCGGCTAAGAATACAAAACTCATAGACATTTATAGTTCGGAGGAGCTTGCGCGTGCATTCATTAATGGAGATGCTAAACAAAAGACTGTCCAAGATATTATTGACGGAATCAGCTAATAAATATTTGGAAGTAATAGCATCGTGGGACATAGAAACGAGCAAAATTGAATACAAAGATGAAACTCATGCTTTTATGTATATATGGCAAATGCATATATGGGGAATGCCGGTAATATATGGCCGAACTTGGGAAGAATTCATAAACGTGATTGACGAAATAAACCGAATAATTCCGGAGAAGAAACGATTAATTATATATGTTCACAATTTAGCTCACGAATTCCAATTTTTAAAGGGTATTCATGAGTTTGACCGAAAAGAAGTGTTTTTAGTTGACGTTAGAGATCCTTTGTACTGTGTGTGGGGTAAAGTGGAATTTCGTTGTAGTTACAAGCTTGCGGGGGTAGGTCTTGAACGTTTCATGAAAGATATGAATGTTCCTAAAGCGTTACAAAAAACGGATATGGACTATGATGTAGTGAGGTATCCATGGACGGAAATAGCGACCGACGATTTAATTTATATGCGTAATGATGTCGTAGGGCTATCATGTGCCATTAAAGCTCTGTTAAAAGCTAATGGCGACACGTTAAATACAATTCCATATACTTCAACAGGGTATGTCCGGCGAATGGCTAAAAAAGTGTTATTTCCATATAATGGAGTATTACGCGGACTGGTGCCAACCTTGCATGTGTTCGAGCTATTAAGGGAAGCTTTTCGAGGAGGAGACACGCACGCAAACCGGTTTTATGTGGGTAAGATATTAGAAAATGTGGGCAGTTATGACCGCGAAAGCTCATACCCTTACGAGCTGGTAAATAAAAAATTTCCGCTGACCGAGTTTAGAGAAACGACAGATGATATTAAAACCATACTATCAAATTCGGAAAAATTCGGATACGTATTCCGTGTACGATTGGAACATGTAGAACTTAAGAAATGGCATCAACCGTATATATCGTTCAGTAAGTGCAGGAACATAAAAAACTATTTGCTCGATAATGGGCGAATATTATACGCAGAAAGTTTGGAGACAACAATAACAGAAATTGACTTAATGATTTTATTAGAGGATTATAACATTTCTTTGCACGATATAACAATAATCGAATGTTATAAATCTCTCAAACGCTATTTGCCCCCGGAATTTAGAAAGCTGGTAATTGATTTGTTTATAAAAAAGACAGAGCTGAAAGGTGGAGAGGATAAAATTGCATACGCAGAATCAAAAAAGAAAATTAACGCTCTATATGGAATGACTGTACAGAACACGTTGAAAGATGATGTTGCATATCTTTATTCAACTGATGAATACTATCTCATAGACACAAAAGAAGAGAAGCTTGCAAAAATGAAGCGTGCACCATTTCTTCCGTATGCAGTGGGCGTGTGGGTCACAGCGTATGCCAGACAGGATTTAAAGGCGTTTATGTGGATAGTCGGAAGAGATTTTGTATATGCTGATACAGATAGTGTTAAATATATCGGTAATTATACTCCAACAGATTATAATAACCGTATGGTCGCAGAGGCTCAAAAATTGGGCTATAAGGCGGTCGATAGAAAGGGGGGTGCTCATTATATGGGCGTGTATGAAAACGAGGGGGTGAGCGAAAAATTCGTCACTCTGGGAGCGAAGAAATACGCACAGGTTAAGGACGGAGAATTAAAAGTGACTGTGGCAGGTGTCAATAAGAATAGAAAAGGGTCTACTCCGTCCGGCGCGGAAGAACTCGGCGATATTGAGAAATTCAAGGAAGGTTTTATTTGGAGTAAAGCCGGAGGAACGAGAGCGATATACAATGATAATGATACGGACATAGACTTAAAGATTGACGGTCATGATTTACATATATCGTCCAATGTTGCAATCGTTCCGACAACGTATAAACTCAGTACAAGTATAGATATTGAGGATATATTAAAACGTATCAGTAACTCATCGCTCGAATGGTTACGAAAAAATTATTTTGATATGGAAAAGATACGATGGATAGAGTAAAGAAAAGTAAATTATATCAACCGTCCGGTTATCCGGACATCGAATATCTGCTAAATAAAGGATTACCGTTTATGTGGCTGATTGGCGGTCGGGGTATCGGAAAGACATATACAATACTTGAAACAATAGTATTAAATCATCATACGAAATTTATCTTACTTCGGCGCAAAGCGTCCGAAGTGAAGAAGCTCTCTACAGAAGCCTTTAACGTATTCAAAAAACTGAATTCTGATAAAGGGATAGATATTCGACCTTATCCAAACGGTGACGATTGCTATAGCTTTTATTATGCCGATGAGGACGGCAAGGCGTGGGGTGAATGTCTCGGATATATGATGAGCTTGTCAACCTTTGCGAATTTCCGTGGCGGAGATATGACGGATATTGACTTTATAATACAGGACGAGGCGATACCTCAAACATTAAAGGGTCAAAGCATGAATGGCGAGGCTTTCACGTTCTTCAACGCTTATGAGACAATCAATCGTAATAGAGAGTTAGAAGGTCGTCCGGCACTCCGCGTTATTAGCATATGCAATTCTACAATTTTAAACAATGACTACTTTTTAACGCTTAATATGATAAGTCCAATTATGGAAATGTACCGCAATAAAAAGGAATTAAAAATAGATAGGGAACATGAACGACTAATAGCGTTATATCTAAATTCACCAATAAGCGAGCGCAAAAAGAAAACGGCATTATACAAATATACTAAAGATACATCGTTTGCAAATCAAGCTATTGATAACCTGTTCGAGGATATTGACAGCTTCTTAGACGTGTCACGTCCGCTTGCAGAGTATATCCCAGTCGTAACAATAGGAGAGATTACAGTATACCGGCATAAATCCAGACAAAAGCCGTATTACTTGTCGACACATAAAAGCGGAGCACCTAAAGAATTTAAACTTAATGAATATGACATCTTGGTGTTCCGCAATAAATACCGAAGCATTGTAAACGCTGTGTATTTCGGAGAAGCCGAAGCGGAAAAAGGTTACTTATTAAAATTGTTATTAAAATATATAAAAATGTATTGAGGTGTATAAATGAAAAATAATTTTACATGGATAGAGATGTTGAAATTCTGGGCTGCTCGATTACTTATAGTTACCATTATTGCGGTAATTTTAATTTGTATCTTATATTTTAAATATAGATAAATATTAATTATTAAAGGAGAAAGAAAAATGTATAACAAAACAGTAATTCAAGGCAGATTGTGTAAGGAGTGGAGCGAGGTTAAAACAAGTACCAAAGTTATGGTTGCAAACTCTCTGGCCTGCCGAATATTCAAAAATACAGTATTTTATGATATTATTGGTAATAAGGAACAATTAAAAAATGTGCTGCAATTTATTCCTAAAGGTGCAGAAGTAATTATTGAGGGTGTCGTAGAAAAGCCCCAAAAATCATTAGATTATAACCTTAGATTATTTATTGATAAGCTCTATATAGTCCGGGGTATCAAGCCGGATGAACCGGACGATGAGCCTCAGACAGCTTCTAAAATGCCAATTGTTAATGACGACGATTATTGTCCATTTTAAAAATAAAAGCGGGCTTCGCCCGCTTTATTTATGCCTGCAAGTGACAGTCCAGCTGCCGGAGAACGCTACGCCATTTGAATATATTAATATTACAGGCACTCCGGATACTGGAGACACGGAAATTAATGTTGAAACTCCACCTATTAAATTCGTAATATCAGCGTCAACAATATAATAATTTGTTAAATCGACATCCGTCCCGATTATTTTTAATATACTATATCCTGTTTCTGCACCCGCAGCTATTCGGGCGATTCCTGTAACTGAAGAAGTAAACACTTTTTCAACGGGTTCTATAGTTACTGACGGTTTGGTAGTATATGTTATAATATAGTTATTATTTCGCAGAACATATCCGGCACTATTTGCACTGTCAACATATAATTGTTCAGTCACATTGTCCGTAGTAATATTCAAGTAAATTTGAGGAGAATAATTATTAACTACTATTGCGTTAAGAATATTTTGTAATAGGTTAAGCTGCCCCGACGGTATGGTCTCTCCGTCAGACTGTATTTCAAATCGGGGGTACTTCGGCAAATTGGAATTATTGACAAACTCCGTAACTGCTCGCTGCGACATTACCGAAGTTTGACTTTGACCTGAAGATTGAGACACCGCTATAAGCCCTATTTTGTCATATGTTATGCCTCCAGATACAACGTCAATCGTTGCACGATAGACGGCATTTTCAATAGTATAGGGCAAAGTCTGAAGCATCATTTTCGATGAGTTTGGCGAATATGCTTCATATGCATACCTGACAAAATTATTGACAGAATCCTGGATATAATATCGGACGTTAGCTCTGGTTCGGTAATTTAGTAACTCGGACATCGATACATTTATAGTATCCTCAGTTTCAGTATGTCTAACAAAAACATAAAAACGTGTAAGAGTGTTCTCAATAGTTGATAGTCTATACCTATCAGATGAAAAATTTGAAGCTGTTTCAGTTTCAAATTCTGCTAAATTTGCAATATCCTCATTGAGTTTCGCTGTCAATTCTTCTACGGTAGTATTAAGGGTGTTAATTCTGGAGCTTAAAAAATTCAATTGTACCGTTACAGCGTTTTGGCTCATTACCTGCGTTGTTGAATCACCAGTTGTTTGAACTATTAAGTTTTCAAATTGATTTATTAAATCTTCTATTTCACTTTTAGCGGATTTTACATATTCAATTATCCAGTCAAGGTTTATGTCGTGAAAATTTGTATAAGGAAAGTAATACATTCTGGCACCTCTTAATATAACAAAATACAGAATTCATTTTTAAATTCGTCACATATATATTTATTAAAATCGAACATAACTAAGTCTCTTTGACTTTGCGCCATTTGCTGACTTGTAGTTACTCCGATGTTTCCGTGACGACTTAGCGTTACTGTACGATTTAATATATCACTTCTGCTTATATCGAGCTTTTGCGTATCTGTAAATGTGTGTTCCTCTGTGGTTGTATGTGTTAAATTGTCAGTTCTGGTATTAGTAGAAGTAGTACTAAAATTATCAGTGTCACTATGCGCATCCGCTAATGTTGATGAATTAAATGCCGATACTTTATGCGTAGTAGTTCCGTCACGACTGGCATTCCCGTTGTCGGATACTGTTCCGGTATCATTAGTCGTAATACTATCTTCATTGGTTGTCCCTCCACTGTGTGTATGCGTATCAGTTCCGGTATTAGTATCTTCTTGCGTAGTTGTCTCTTCCATATTGTAATTTTCAAGAGGTTCAAACGATTTATAGAATTCCGTAGTAGTGGTATTATATAATTCCGTAAATCTCACATCATTTACCTGTGCCCATGCACTAATAGCAATTTCAGCAAAATTAGGGTTGGGAAATATGAATTCAAGCTCCGCAGTATTTATAAGAATATATCCGGCGAGCTGTGTTGACATCCAACTGCTTGAAACATTAAACCAGCTTTTAAATTTAACAGCCAACTGCTCAAAGTCAGCTGTTGTCGGAATCGTTGAGTTGATTATTCCCATTATTGAAAGACAAGCGTCCATTAACATCTACCCTCCATTTAACCGACAGATTACCCTCAAGTTCAGGGAATATTTCTATAGCCTGCTCAATACCTCGCTGAACCTCCTTCAAACTCATATCCATTGCGGAGAACGACTGCTGTGTATTAGCTTCAACCTCCGATGTTATAAGTCGTTCTTTTTTATCAGTATTGGCAGTTGGTATTCCTATTCGATTAAGAAAATCATTATATAGATTTTTAAGAAGTCCGTGTAAATCATTGGCTATGAAATTATTTCTAATTTCATTATTAAACTTTACCCAGTGGGGGTTGTGTTCTTCATCAAATAAATTTTTATCTATAAAAGCCGCAGGTTCACCACTGGCAATTTTATCCATAAACTTCTTAAAAGTTTCTGCTCCGGCTTTATTATCAGAAGCGAAGACATAAGCAAGTTTTGAATTCAGTATATTAGTATCAAGTGTTTCCGCAGTTAACGCCATCATATCACCGTAATAATTTACAATGTCGAGCATTCCGCAGTAATCGGGACGTATTCTAATTACCGCACATTCTTCACCGATTACAGGTTCAAGTATTTGATTTATTCTCGGATTAGAAATTACAGCGTTAGTAGGTTGATACTGTACATTATATCCTTTTAATCCCGCCTGTTGTGGAATTATACCGAACGCCGGAGTATCAATAATTGTAAAATATCCCCATGAGAATAGAACAGCTTTGAAATAATTGCTATCCCAATTCTCCGGGATTTTCCATTCCCAAACACTTAATAAATCAGAAAATAAATATCGTCTGAAAAATGCTGACAACGCGGTATTCGTTACATGTATTGTTGACGGCGTAACAGGTGCCGTTTCAAGCATGATGTTACCGTATGAATACGGCACACTATTCATAGAAAAACCCTCCGTTCAAGTACGCTTCAATTTTTGCGCGTTCCGGTGCAAGACATGGGAATTCGACCTCTGCATTTGCACACTTAATAAAACCTCCTACAGTGTTTAATACCGCCGGCGCGCAATATGGACGGCCAAACTCTGAATTATATTCGTCAGCTATTGAATAAAATGCTGAACATAATCTATTACTTTCAGCAAAAGAAAATGTTGCTAAATCCCCACCTGTTCCAGTCTCACGAATAAGCGGTACTCCAGCAATTGCCGCCCAGTTGCTCACACCTGTTTCAATAGTCATATTTGAACCGTTTCCGGTCAAAGTGCTAATAATACTTGAAGCTGAATTGGCTATCGCTGTTGCTCGTGAAAGTTCCGATACGGCCTGAACATTAAGTAAAACATCAACGCCTATCTGCGCCTCTGCCTCCGCAATTATCATAGAATTTGAACCATTAGACACACGTAACCACCCCCGGCCGGAATACGCGTCAATACCAATATATATTTTTATAGAAGTTTCATCAGCGATTAGACTGCAATCCAAAGGAATCTTACCAAAAGGCTTAATTGATAATATACGCTTAGTATATAAATCTGAATTTACATAGCTTCCGCGGCTCGATGTTTGCGGATGCTGTGGCAAAGTGATTGTTCTTTGAACACTTGAATATGCTTGTGTGTCAGATATTATTCGACATGTGGCGGGCACGCTCCAATATCCCATATTTACACTTTCTACCGCAGTTCCGCCAAATGAACTTCTGTACATCCTAATTGATTTTATAAAGTCCAACGGATTGAATATTGAGGGGTCGTAAGTAACATCTGCCGTTGAAGCGTTCCACCATGAATTACTATTATAAATATTTTGAATGAATGTTGAATACTGAGAGGATGAAAAAATATAATAGGTTATACCTGTTGCCCCTCCACCTCCACTGATACCCACAATATAATAAGTTTCATTAATCCATGGAGAAACAATATCAGTTATTGTAACACTGGGGTCTGTCATGACCGGATACACAGTATCTGTAATTCTGCCGTTAAATGACCCGCTGCAACGCTCTACATAATGTGTACCTGTTCCAATATCGCCCTTATATGTTGCCATAGGGTCAACTTCAAGTGTTGCAATCCAATTCCGTTCCATCCATTCCCATTCCGTTATAAAATAATATCTCTCAAAAGCATCAATATAAGCGTAATTATAGCTTGCAGGATAGCTTGCAGGGAAATAATCGCCCGCCCCGGCAGCCTGAAAGATAATGATGGGTTTTAGTATTGTACAATTATCTTTCAGCGTTCCGGTGTATGTAACCCCCTCTGTGGGGGGTGTTTTGGTTGAATTATTCCGCTTTCCAAATCCTGAATATAAAGTAACTTTCATAATATTAATCCATTGTAAATACTACAGCATTTTCGGTAAAGTCGTTCCAAAATCTATCCGTAAAATGCCATGCAACATTATAATAACCGCCTGAAATATTAAGCGGACTTGTTGCACTCCATTCATTACATACTGTCATTCCACAGCTTTCCTCATCACAAAGAAGAGCATATACTCCGGGAACTGATACTGCGTCTGAAGGAGTAGTTATAGTTCCGGATGATGTTAAATATGACGGTGTAACATTAATAGTGTCTGGAGTATCTACAGCTTGCCAGAAATTGACCGTTTCATGGTCAGCATAACGTAGGAACGTATCATGATATGTGTCTGCTATTACTCGCGCCGTACTATCATACATAGTAGGAGCGTACATATAAAGTCTCTGGTTTTCATACGGCGTATGACGAGTAATTTCTTTACCTGTTACATTGATATGATGAATTTGCAATCTTTCAGTCATTAATGCAGATTTAGCCGCTATCACCGAATACATAAATTTGACAAAATCAGGATATACATCGGGAGCTTGTATTGTTTCCGCCGTATATGACCCGCCCGTTTTTGTATTATATTCTGACAGCAAATGTACGACTTGTTCATCTCCGCCACCCTTCACAATTCCGCCAATTAAATTTGAAAGCGTTGCACGTTTAAGATTTTCATGCGCAGTTTCTATCATATCCATAATATTACCGGTTACCATGCTGTAGAAACTTGCCAACTCTTCCGGTGAAGTGAATGCACACTCCAACTGTTCCCTAAAATATGACCGTTCAATACTGAACACATTCGCGCCATAGAAATTAGTCTGCAAAATGTTTGGACGGCGGAGTTTGTACATGTCTACACTCTGCCCGTCTTCAGGCAATGCGAAAGATGAATCATTTATATAATCACCGTCCGCAATATTCAGTTTTCTGACAATATTACCCCATCGTTCATTATCGACCCGCAATCCTCTAAATTTTTCAGAATACGGCCGGATTGAAAAAATTGTCCGGGTCACCATTTGTGTTATAGCACTCATTACAGGGTCTGTACCATTTTTTAACGCTGTTGTAGCTACCGATACAAAATCCCCTGTGGTTGTGGGGGTCAAAACCTTCTCACCTGTAGCCTGCGCCACAATCGAAGTTAATACCGTTGAAATCTGGTTAAAATTCAACTCATTTACACTTGCCATTATTTCTTCTTCCTCCCATTAATAAGGTATTCGTTTATATCATCTATTGTAGTTGTTTTATCTCCGCCTAAATCGCGAAGCTGATTAGTAGCAATAATTGTTTTCTTCAAATCGTCAACACTCTTCTGTAAATCCTTAATATAATCCATATTTGGCACTGCTGAATTTTCTTCCGGCGGTGCAACCTCAACATCTTCTGCCTTAACCGGCTGTTCTTCAATAGGTTTTGACAATTCTATTATGTCTTCCTTTGTAAATCCTGCGTCTATCAGTTTGAATATTTCATTAATCCCCATTGTGTAACCTCTCCACTAGTTTTTTTAATTCGTCTACAGCGTCTGTTAATTTCGTTATTGTTTTAGTATTCATAATATATAACGCTACACATGCTGCAATAGGAAACCCTAAATTGGCTATAATCTGTGTGACATCTGTAACGGTCAT